TGTTAAAAAATAAAAATGAGTTGGATAAATACGATAGCACAAGGCATTGAAAATGCATTCAAGGCGGTAAGACCTCCCTTACTGCCAATTCCTCCATTGTTATTGCTCTGTGAGGTATTCCAAAGACCTGGTTTGTCGGCAATTGCTTTAACAAGTGCCATTATAAGAAGATTACCAGAAGCAGGAATAGAAACAGGAGTTAATGCGGATGGAAGTCCAAATAAGATAAATCAATTTGTAAGGGTTTTATGTGAAGAAGTAATCAAAGAAATCAAGGACAACGCCAAGGTTACATGTGTATTGCAACCAGGTACGATAAATAGTATTGGAACTGGTGCATCTCCCAGTGGACCTGTTGTTGTCAGATCATATAATACAATACCGGTTAATACAACGGGTATTATACAATAATTTTAAAAATAAGTAATAAATGTCTGTACCAAGTGATGATAAAATATTTAGGGAATGTGAAGTTGTATCAGTAAATGATGAACAAGCATGTTTGAGAATTAAAGTAAGACTTCATCCAGAAGATAATTATACTTCAGATGAAGATTTACCGTATTGTTTTCCGTTAATGCCTAAACACTTTCAAGTTAATCCAAAAGTTGGGGAAATGGTTTTAGTTATTACAAGTAGATTAGGCGTATCTCAAAGTCGAAGATGGTTTATTGGACCTATTATATCACAACAATATATGTTAGGGGAAGACCCATTTATGTCAGCAACAACCCAATATCTTACTCCATTACCAAGACCTGAGTTAAATCCTGAAAATGAGGGTAGTTATCCTGATAGGGAAGACGTTGCGGTACAAGGTCGAAAAAATGCTGATTTGATTTTAAAAGATAATGAAGTTAGATTACGTTGTGGTTTTAAAAAAGAGCCAAATGGTTTACCAAAAAATACTTTGTTGTTTAACAACGAGGATTTATCATATATACAGATGAAATATAAAAGAATGAAAGACCATAATGGTAATACATTTAATTCGGCAATTAATATTGTAGCGGATAGAATTAATCTTTTATCACACGATTCAACAACACCGTTTACTTTAAATGATAAAAAAGAATTGATTACTGAAAAAGAATTACTTAAAATTTTAGAAACAGCACACCCACTTATTTATGGAGATGAATTGGTGAATTTTTTAAAACAACTTATTGAAGTTATCAGAACACACACACATCCATTCTCAATGGATCCACCTTGTTTTACAACACCACAAACCAAGGTATTAGATACAGATTTAGATGCTATGTTATCACAATCAATAAAATGTAATTAAAATGGTTAGGGAAACCCTAACCATTATTTTTTCTTATAGTTTATTAAACAATTTTTTCAATTTTATCTAATGGGCAAGATATTAAAGTTTTTGTTTTACCACCCTCTTCAAAATCTACATCAGCAGTTTCTTTATATGTCATAAAATTTTCACTAAAATCAGAAATTACACCTTGTATGTCGCCTTTTCTTGTATGCACAACAACTTTATCACCTGTTTTAAACTTACCATCTCTACTTGTTGCTTGATAAGTACCGTTTTCTTTCTGCAAGGCTTTAGTCAATTCACCCATATCGTAACGCATTTCCTCGTCTGCCTCTTCATTAGCAGCCCATTTATCTTCTGGCGACATTTCTTCACGTAATGCTTTAGTCAAAGATTCTTTTAACGTTTTTCTAATTAGATTTTTAAGATCGCTTTCGTTTATATGTACCATCGTCTTAATAAATAAAATTCTTTATTATAAATAGTTATCAAAACACTAAAATTTGTAATTAAAACCATTGTTTATTAAACTATTTATATAATATAAGACAAAATATTCTAACAATGGCAATAGTTACTAAAACATATATATCAAAAAGTAATACAATTATTAAAGATAATTGCAGTAACAGTGGTTTAAATCCAATTCTTGAATTAAACTACGGACAAATGGTAACACGTGGAATGATTTATTTTGACCATACAAAACTACAAAAGATGTATGAAGATAAAACATACCCAAGTTTGGAGAAAATACATCATGTCCTTAAAATGACAAATACCGCTTCATTAACACCAAATGCCATATATAAACCGTGTATAAATAGTTATTATGATGATATTAAAAAAAGGGCAACTTCATTTGATTTAATTTTCTTTTTGATTAACAAAAATTGGGATGGTGGAAAAGGATTTGATTATGTAAAAGATATGCATATTGGTTCACATACTGCATATAGCCAAGAAGCATCAAACTGGTATCAATATAGAAATTATTTTAAATGGGATGAAGATGGTATATATTCTAATGATACATTATCAAAAGAAATGGATAAATACACTTCAAAAAAAGGTAATTTATCCAAAATTATTATAGGTATTCAACATTTTGACTATGGGAATGAAAATATAGAAATTGACATCACAGAAACGGTAAATAAATTCATTACAAATGAAATAGAAAACTATGGTATTGGAATTGCATTTGCACCGTCATTCGAGAATGTAAAAACCGATAAATCACAATATATTGGGTTCTTTACTCAACACACCCATTCATTTTTTGAACCATATATTGAAACAACATATAATGAAACAATTGAGGATGATAGAACAAATTTCTATTTAGATAAAAATAATAAACTCTATTTTTATGCTTCTGTAGGCAATAAATATGTTAATTTAGACGAATTACCTATCTGCACAATAAACGATTCTCAAATCGTTTCTAAACAAGCCACAAAGGGCATTTATTACGTTAATATTAATCTTTCTTCAGAAGAATATGAAAGTGATACAATGTTATATGATGTATGGACAAATCTCAAATATAATGGTAATAATTTAAAGGATGTTGAACTTTCATTTGTAACAAAATCATCTGAAAACTATTTGAATTTTGGACTACCAACATTAAATGAAGATACTGAATTCATTCCTTCAGTCTATGGTATTAGTGACCACGAACAAATAAAACGAGGGGATATTAGAAAAGTAAACATTGAATGTAGAATACCATACACCACAAATCAATTACGTTCAATTGATGGTATTGAATATAGATTATATGTATTAGAAGGTGAAAAACAATATGATGTAATTTCTTGGACGAAAGTAGAACGTGGTTATAACGAAAACTATTTCTTAATTAACACAAATGAATTAATCCCTTATAGATATTATATTGATTTAAGAGTTAATAAAAATTTGGAACTCATTAATCACCCAAAAGTACTTGAATTTGATATAATCAATGATGTAACAGACAATTTAGTGTAAAACAAAAATGGTGGGAAATAAACTCTCACCATTTATATTTTATTTTCTTTTTGGATAATGTCTATTCAAATAATCTTGCATATTTGAAATTCTATTATTCATATATTCTTTCCATTCAGCATCACTCATTTGGGATTTAATATGTTTGTTGTCTGATTGTTTCCCTTTAAAATCTTGATTTCTTCTTAACCCAAAATCTTGTGCTTTTTTGCCATAATAATAAGTTCCTCTATCATCAACGTAATGGTTTTTATTGTGAGGCTCTTTATTATCTCTCCATTTTCTATCAGCGTATTTTTTTGTTGCTTCTCCACCCCAAGTAATGCCTGTTGGAACTGTTTTTCTATCCAAGCCAACCAATAAACAAGCACCATCATTTGCCTTATATATGGTAAAAAAACATTTCATATCCCAATCACTGCGTTTCCCATATGAAGAACGTTTTAAATTAAACATTTTATTTGAGGCACTGTTAAAGTCATTGAATTCTTCGGCATAAAGTATATCATTATCATTTACATCACCAAGACCGTCTTGTGGAACTGTGTCATCATAATCATCATATTTTTTCTTAACACCGCCATGTTCTTTAAACCATTGTCTTAATTGGTTTGATTCAAATGCCTCATTAATGTGTTTTTTATTTTCTTGTATTGATGGATGTATTCCCTTTCTTTTATCTTCTTGATATACCACATAATAATCACCATCATGTGTACCAATCACTTTAAAAATACACACATAATCATTTATAAATTCACGTTCTCTATTATTAAATAAGTAATCAACCTCATGTGTTGGTTCAATACCACGACAATTATATAAATCACTTACAATTGAAGCAACAATACTATCAGTATTAGCCGCCATAATTGATAAACCTCTTAGTCCTTCGTA